CCCGCAGCCGCCGGCTCCGCAGCCGCACCGGCCGCCGGATCGGCACCGGCAGCCACGGCCGCCTTGCCCTCGGCCTGCCACATCGCCTTCAGGTTCGCCGTCTGCGCGTCCGACAGCTTGGCCAGCTCAAAGTCCTTCCCAGACAGCCACTGCTCGAAGTCCATGTCCTCGACCTCCGTATCCAGAGCCAAACTCGCATCGGAACGCGCGGCGACCGTCGCCGACGCATCCTCGTCCGCACCCAATGCCACGAAGCTCACCTCGCCCAGCACCGACTTCCGGACCACGTAGACCGGCCCGGTGAAGGTCGCCCCGTTGGCGCGCGCGTCGCGCCCCTCCGGGATGAAGACCACCTTCTGAGCCTTGGCGCCGATGGACGCCTGCCAGGGGAAGCCGTTCTCGCTCGAGGAGATGATCTCGCTCGCCGCCGGCCCCGTGCCCGAGATCACCCCGGAGACGTTGATGGCGCTCTCCGAGAGCGCGATGTTGTCGGTGTGTCCCACGATCTGGGCGACGTCATGGTCCTTCAGGATCGGCCGGCTCCGAGCCGCCACCCGCATCCCGGCCAGGTCGACCACGACTGGGTGCGGCCACCCACCCAGCTCCATCGCCCCACCCGTGTAGGCCACCATCTGGAAGCGCCGGAGCTTTCGGGCCACGAGCGCACCCTCGCCCTCCATGGCCTTGGCCTCCACCGCCTGCCAGCCGGTCACCGCCGACGTGATCTGAAGCCGCTTGTCCATGCCGTCTGCCCTCCCGTACTGAGCCTCGCACACCGCCAGCCGCTGAGCCGCCTTCGGAAAGTCCCGCACCATGACCGGCGCAGACATGCACCGCGCCACGAACTGCTCGTGGTTCTCGCCCGGCCGTTTCTCAGGCAGCGGCATCGGCCGCCTCCTCGTCACCGGTGTCCACCGGCACCGCCTGCTTCTCCGGCACCACTTCCACCGCCGCGATTCCAAGTTCCTTGAGAAGGGCGATCTCCTTCGCCCGCTGCCGAACCTCAACCTCCCAGTCCCGCCCCTGCCGGGCGAACTCCACCGCCAGAGTCGTGGTGGTGTTCCGGAGCCTGGTCTCCTGGGCGTTGGCCTCCTTGGCCGGGTCCACGTGCTCGTGGCCGTCCCAGAACCACTGGTGCGACCAGTCGGTGCTAAGGATCCGCGCGCTCTGCGGCAGCAGCCCGTCGACCAGCACCGCTTCGCGGGCCCACGCCTGGAAGATGCGGTCGAGGATGGCACGGCCGATATGCGCCTGATCCACCCGAATCGATTTGAAGTAGGTCTGGTGATCCAGGCGGCCGGAGGCGTAGTTGTAGCCCGAAGAGTTGCCGGCCGCGACGTTGAACGGCATGTTCAGGCACCGGGCGATCTCGTTCAGAATCTCATGCTTGAACTCCGCATAGGTAGTCGCCGGCTGCTCGGCGTGCAGCTGCCCCATCTTCCACCCGCCGGGCATGGTAACGAGCATTCGCCGCTCAAGCTGGATTTGATCCATCGGTTCCACGGACTCAGCCTCGCCGTTGGCCGGCGAGTCCGTGTAGAGAATGCCGGCGAAGTCCGCAGCCGACTCGGCCGCCGCAATAACCGCCAGGGTGTACCGGCGCAGTTGGGCGAACAGCGACAGGGCGGGCGTGATCTCCGGTACACCCCGGCTCTGGCCTGGGCGGTCGGCGCGGAAGTAGTGCAGCATGGAGCCGGCCTGGACCCGGTCGTATTGGAGCGCCAGGCCGCTCGTCAGGTCACCGGGATGCCCCTTCAACACGTGGTACTCGACCGGGTTCCCGTATGCGTCGAAAACGATACCGTCCACCGCGTTCTCAACGGAAAGCTTCATCGTCGGCGTGGTGACCTGGTCGGCCTCCACCAGCCGCAGATCCAGCTTCACCTTGTGGGCCAGCGCGGGGTTGTTGGTCAGGATGCCGAACGCCTCGCCGTCCTCCGCCCTGGACATACGCATGGTCCGGAGCTTCTCGGCCAGGTTCACCGCCGCCGCCCAGTCCGCGAACGCCCGCTCCACCGCCTGGTTCACCGCCGGGTCGGTCGCGAGCATCTGCAGCCTCGGCCCCGTACCCACCACGTCATTGGCCAGCGTCAGCACGATCCCGCGGGCGTAGCTGTTGTTGGCCACCTCGTAACGCGAACGATTACGCAGGATGCGCCGGATCTCGGGGCTCGCCGCGGCATTGGCCGAGAGGCCATCGGCGTTCGCCCAGTGGCGGATGTTGTCGGGATTGGTGGCTGCGGCATCGTACCGGCCGCGGAGCAGCTTCAGGAGCCGCCGGTCCGCCCCCCGGAGGCGCAGGGCTGGCTTGCTGGGGAGGAGAGCCTGCAGCCACCCAAACATCAGTCCGCCTCCGGGGGGACCATCTTCGTGCGACGAATACCGAGGCCGCGGGCGCGAGAGGCCTTCTTGGACTCCAGGTACCGGTCCGCCTCGATCTGCTCGGCCAGGGAGTGCTGCTCGATCTCGCCGGAGTCGCCCTTGGCCCGCTTGGGGCTCCGGGCGTTCCGGCGGATCTCGTTTTCCAGGTTCCGAGCCATCGATCTGCGTCTCCGGCCTCTGCTTTCTCAGCGTGCTCAATATCAACATTACTTCCCGAGGCGACCGACCTTAAAGGATTCCGACAGGAACCAGCGGATATGTCGTATTCAGTCCTCTTGCACGATCCGCTGTGTCTTGAATGAAGGGATATCCGCTCCATTGACACGACTGCGCCTATGCCAATAATCGCCGCCTGCTGCTACACCAGGGCAGCCAAGGAGGCTTCAATGGCAAAGAAGAACATTGATGACTACGTACAGCAGCTCACCGAGGTCGGTTGGTTCGCCAACATGGCCGACAAGGAAGCGTACATCGCCGGCATGAAGGCCAAGTGGACCGAAAACAATGATGGCAAGTGTGCCAATACGTTGCCGTGGGTCTGGTTTGACTCAGAGTGTGTCGATAACGAGAGTGCGTACAAGGATCTGATCACCGAGATCCTTGAGTCTGCCAAAGGCAATGTGCCCTTTTCGCAGGTCACCGAGGAATGGGATCAGAAGACGGAGCCGGTCAGCATCAAGATCGCGGTTACGCTGAAGAACGGCGAGACCCTATCTGCCACCTACGAATACGAGAGCGACTACCTCAACGAGGACTTCGACTCGTTCATCACCGGGGTGGTTGAGAAGGCCACCGACGGGAAGTTCACCGCGTTCTTCAAGTCGACCGGCGGGCAGGACGGGCTGGTCCTCGTCGCCGACAAGGACGCATTGACGGCCGCGAAGAAGAAGCGGTTGCTCAGCGCTTGACCGCCAGGCTAAACATGCTGACCGTAGACGAGGCAATTCAGGCCATCACCAAGTCCGAGCAGTATGTCAACTGCTCGGCCAAGTATCCCCCCGTTGGAGAAGAGATCATCCGAGATGCTGAACTGCAGCTCGGGTATCCGATCCCAGGGATTCTGAAGGCGTTGTTTACAGCCGCAGCGAATGGGGGCTTCGGTCCCGGCTACGGCATCATCGGTCTAGAGGGGGGACATCCAACCGACGAAGGCGACTCCTCTATCGGTCTCTATAACACATTCTCCGGAACCGATCCGGAAGACCCACACTGGTGTTGGCCTCGCGGCCTCCTCCCCCTTTGTCATTGGGGCTGTGCGATCTACTCGTGCGTCGACTGCACCACGCCGGACGGCCAGATAGTGTGGTTTGACCCGAATGCTCATGAGCTTGATGATACCTGGGCGGCGGCATTTCGAAGGCAAGGTGTCGGTGTAGTCGACTTCTTTGTGCAATGGGCGCAAGGAGTGGACCACTGGAGGACGATGTACGGAACACCGGATGAGGCGTGAGGAGGGATCTGCTCAGTGGGAGTAGTCCACACCGAGATAGCAGTTCTTTGCCTTGTCTCAGCGATTGCGGCGGGAATTGTTGCCGGTATCGCAGGCCCTAGAAGTACGTTCGGGATTATCACGTTCAGCATCGCCGCCTGCATGTTAGTACTGTACACAGTTGCGAATGTTGCAGAGTTCCTGAATCGCAGGAAACGCCGACACTAGGACGCATAGTGGTACAGAAACTATCGCTTGGCTCGCTGGAGATCCGATAGTTTCATCCTCGGCCGCTCCCGCACCACCGGCCCATCCGTCCCCGGCAGCACAGCGCCCTGAACCGAGGCTGCCACGGCGGCCCCCACCAGGCAGTCGAGCCAGTGGTTTTCGACGGCCTCCGGCCGCAGCTTCCATTCGTCCACCACCCGGCCGCGTCCCTCAGTCTTGACCCGATACTCCGCGGTCAGGTGCTCGGCCAAAAGGCGATGCGCCTCGGGATCCCGGCCGAAGAGCGACATGCAGCCCTTGTCGCCCATGGGCACGGCCAGCCGCGCGTGGACAAAGCTTTTCCAGTAGTTCGAGTCGAAGACCACATGCCTCACCGCCCGGCGGCCTTGGACGTTCGGGATGCGCCAGTTTAGCCCGACGCGGTCGCCACGCTTCCGGCGGTACTCGATGAACGGCGTCGAGGACGCGCCCACGAACCGGCCGTGGCTGGGCAGCAGCACCGCCGCGTGCCGGCTCTGCCGGCAGAACTGGTAGACCACGTCAGTCGAGGTGCCCCAGTTAGCGTCGATCAGGCAGCGGTCGATCCGCACCATGGCGCCGTCGTCCCGCCGCCACTCGCGCTCCAGGCACTGGCCGGTCAGGGCCTCTAGGCCGGCGTAGATCGCACCCTCGATGCCTGCCCCCTTGGCCACACTGGATAGCGTCTTCTGTGCGTCCCGGAGCGTGAAGTAGGCGCGCTTCTGGTCCGGATAGGCCCCATAGTCGAGCACGTACCCGGTGAAATCTTCCTCGAATGCAGCGACCAGCCAGAAAAGCAGCCGCCCCTGTACGTCGATGAACATGGCCAGTTGCGTGGCTCCCACCGGCACCTCGCCACGCTTCATGCCGTTGATCTTGCTGGCGATCTGGTCGGCCGTGAGCAATCCCTCGTCCTCGGCCGTCTTCTCCGGCAGCGGTTCGTTCTGGTACTCGGCCTGGAATGCGGCCTCATCCTGGAGTTTGAGGTTCATGGCGTGCTGGACAGCGGACGCCTCGTCGTGATTGAAGCGCTCCGGCCAGGCGACCTCGGCCCCCTCGTCGAGCGCCACCCGGTTGGCTTCGTAGAACGCCGTTGCCTCGCGCATGTCGCCATGGATGCGCAGGCTCTCCGCCCGGACCTCGGCATACCGGGCCCAGAGTTTCTCGTTGGTCGGGAATGCGTAGATCATCTTGGTCCGCTCCCCGTTCCACTCCGGGTGTTTCTCGCGGTCGAGGATATTGTCGGCCACGTCGCCTGGCCGGATGACGGTACACGGCATGATCCCGGAGATCTTCTTCCCGGGCCCGGCCATGCCCAGGACCGCACCGGCGATGATCCGCTCTCGCGTGGCACATTGTGATAGGCTCCGGGCCGACTCGTCCGTCTGCGGATCGTCCAGAACCACGAGGCTCGGCCGGACCGTCTTCCCGTCGGCCCGCTTGAACTTCATGCCGCGGATGCGGCCGGTGATCCCCGCGACCTTGATGATGGCGCCGGACGCCAGGCTGTCCGGGATGGTCGGCAGCACCACCTCGTTCGCCGTCCATCCGATATGCGTTCGCTCGTTCTTGTAGAGTTGGCCAGAGCAACGGTTGGCAATCCCGTCCAGACTCCGAACCGGATGGATGACTTCGGGGAAGTCGTCGGCCAGGAGATCATTGGCGTCGAGTTCCATCTTGATGCTGTCGAGCATCTCCATGGCGTGGACCTCCGACGCCCCGATCAGGCAGACGAAGTCCCGGTGCCCAAAGAGCACCGCCCACAGGCAGGCGGCCTCGGTGATGCTGGACTTGCCGCTCCCACGCGGCAGCGCCATGGCGAATAGCCCGCCGTGCAGCACCGCCTGTTCCACCTTGGCGATAGCCTTGAGATGGTCCGGCGACCAAGGCAGGTGGAAGGTGAGCGGAAAGTAGGCCTCGCAGAAGAACCGAAACTCATTGGCCGCCCTCGCCTTCCGCTCCTCGTTCACGACGGCCGGCATTTCGCCGATGTCGCGTCCCCGCCTGGATTCCTCCCGCGCGCGCTTGCCGGCGGCTTCCTTGTGGGCCTCGTACCCGGCTGCCTGGTCGACCACGGGCTTCGGCCCGTGGCGAAGGTCGGCCAGCCACGCCGCGTATCGGTACAGGTCAAGTTCGCGCCCCTGGCCGATCCGGAAACCCGCCTTCATCCGGTGCCGGTAGAAGGTGCGTTCGTCCAGCACGGCGCCCAGGGGCGTCGAGTTGACCAGGCGCACCAGGTCGCTGGGCTTCAACTTCCGCGGGTCAAGCGCGGGCATGTTCCGCCTCCCGGGCAAGCCAGGCAACGTACATGGGCAGGTTAATCGTCCCATCCGGGTTAGTCGGCGCGCCCGCCGCAATGTCGGCCTTTACGGCCTCTTCCGAAATGTGGCGCGACCCCACCGAACGCAAAACGGCGACGACATCGGCGACTGCCAAACATGTCGGCGTAAGCGCCGCATTATGGCCGGTTACGGGCATGCGCAATCCTCCAGATTAATCGCCAATTTGAGTTGATGTGTCGGCCGAATCCCGGTAATGATGTAAGTAGAAATACCAAGAGCGCATTGGGCGCCGGAACGGAACGGAGAACGAAAATGACGAACGCCGAGATGAGAAAGATGCACCGCGAATTCACCCGCCGGCTGAACCGGCAACTGCGGAAGGTGATCGGCCGGCTGGGCTACAACCGCCTCCGCATGGTCTACGCATACGACCTGGCCAATTGGGAAACCCGCCGCCTGGTTCGGGCTGAGATCCGCCGGCGCGGCTACAAGACCACCGCCTTCGAGAACTGAAAGGAGAAGACCATGGCTACCAAGACCAAGAAGACCGCGGCGCAGACCTACGAGGAACGGGCCCAGGACATCGGCGCCCTGCTCGGCTGGCTCCAAGACGAGCTCGAGGTCCACGAGGAGAAAGCCAAGGCCGAGCCCCGGAACTGGGGCTACGCCGGGGACCTGGCCGAGGTCCGGATGCGCCTGGTTGACGCCCTGACCTTCCTCTCCGGCAACGACGACAAGGCCATCGCTGAAGCGCTGGCCGACCTTCGGAACTGAAAGGCACCGACCATGAAGACCGCCAAGAACAATCAGGCTATCCCGCGGTTCACCCACCTCAGCCGGGCCTGGTACGGCCCGGCTAACCTTCCGGCCCTCCGGAAGGACGGCATCGTCGACCAGGTGACCTTCGGCCTCTACTTCGCCGACGGCGGCTGCGACGCCGAGATGTGCATGAGCTGGCACTGGCTGGTTGGCAACGAAGCCGGCGTCGCGCGGATCGAGGCCTTCGCCGACAGCTTCGCGCTCTTCGCCCGGCCGGAACTCAAACGCGTGTTCGGCCGGCTGGCCCGGCTCGCCAAGGACGCCGCCGACCGAATGGCGCCCGCCGGCTTCTGCGCGCTCCTGGCGGAGTGCGGATTCGAAGACGCTACCCCGGTCCGACGGTAGGAGGAGAACGCCATGAAGATTCTGGTAGCCACCACCAAGACCCAAGGCGCCCGTAAGAACGACTTCTGCTTCGTACCCGAGGCCGAACCGGTGATGTTCGGTTTCGAGTGCGACAACGAACCCATCGACGGCGGCTGCGGCTGCCGCCGGGCGATGGTCGGCATCGGTTGCCTCAAGGCCACCACCACGGTGGCCGTGGCAGAGACGCCGATGGACCGCGACGGGCTCATCGCCGCCTTCGTCGAATCCAGCAAACGGTCCGGCTTCAACTTCACCGCCGCCGAAGTCGCGCCCATGGCCGACGACCTGCTGCGCATCGCCGGCCGGTTCCCGGCCGGCACGGTCCTGGAACGCCGGGGCGATGCATTCCGCGCCCGGCCGGTTGGTAAGGAGTAAGGCACCATGGAACTGCGCACCTTCAGCAGAACGGATTGGCACGGGTTCGCGGGCGCCGAGCGCTGGTCGGACTCCGATCCGCTCATCGCCGATGGCATGTTCGCCAACGGCATGGGCTGGGTCCTGGTCCTCGATATCAACGGTGCCTGCCTGGTTTGCGACGATTCTCAAGCGGCGTACGGGGGCTATGCCTTGAACCGCCGGTTCCTCTCGGTCGCCGATGCACGCGCTTTCGCGGCGACCCTGGGCGAGCCCAAGACCCGGGGCGAATTCTTCATTGCCGGCTTCCAGCCGGTCTAGCGAACCACATGAACTGAACCGCGGCGTGTCGCCGCGGACGAGAACGGAAGGAGACGTACCATGTCGAGCAGCAAGAAGACCACCACCAAGGCCAAGGGCGGCGACAAGAGCAAGAAGGCCAAGGGAGTGACCACCAAGGAACTGGAGGGCGCGCTTGAGAACGCGCTCGACAAGGCCGCCACCGGCGATGGCAAGCTCTCGGGCCTGGACGCCGCCGCCAAGGTGCTTGCCGAGGCCGGTGAGCCCATGAACGCTAAGGCTATAGTCGAGACGATGCTGGCCAAGGGACTCTGGAAGACTGACGGAAAGACACCGGCGGCCACCATCTACTCGGCCATGTTTCGCGAGGTCAAGGCCAAGGGGAACGCCAGCCGGTTCCGCGTGGTCGAGCGTGGGAAGTTCACCGTCGCCAAGTAGCATCTACCCGACCTCCCCAACACCCACCCCGGCCGCAACGGTCGGGGTGGTCTCAGTCACGGCGATCCGCTCGGCCTTCTTGCCGGTGAACTCCTCCCAGCGCTTCACAATCACGTCGCAGTACAGTTCATCGATCTCCACCAAGAATGCCTTCCGCCCCGTCTTCTCTGCGGCGATAAGGGTGCTCCCCGATCCCCCGAACAGGTCGAGGACGTTCTGCCCGGGCAGCGACGAGTACTGCATGGCCCGTTCGGCCAGTTCCACCGGCTTCTCGGTCAGGTGAATCATTGACTGGGGGTTGACCTTCTTCACCGCCCAGATGTCGGGGACGTTGTTGGGCCCGTAGAACTTGTGGCCGGCGCCCTCCCGCCAGCCGTAGAAGCAGATCTCGTGCGCCCCCATGAAATCCTTGCGGGTCAGCACCGGATGGAGCTTGTTCCACACAACGCACTGGCTGAAGTACAGTTCGCACTTAGCCAGCGGCGCTGGGTAGTTGCCGATGTTGGCGTAGCCGCCCCAGATGTAGTACGACCCGCCGGGCTTCAGCACCCGCGCGGCATTGCCGAACCAGGCCAGCAGCATCCGCTGGAAGTCCTCGTCCGACACGAAGTCGTTCTCCAGCGGCCGGTCCTTGGCCCGCAGCTTCGCATGCGTCGGGTTGGCCGATCCGGGGTTGCGGTGGACGTCCCGACCCGGGTCGGTGTTGCCGTAGGCCACGAAGGAGCTGAGCCCGGCCGCGATGGCGTTGTTTGAGCGCGGCTCGACCTTGACGTTGTAGGGCGGGTCCATGTTGACGAGGTCGATGACCGCGCCGGCCAAGAGCCGGTCCACGTCCTCGGCCTTGCTGCTGTCGCCGCAGAGCAGCCGGTGGTCGCCCAGCACCCACAGGTCGCCCGGCCGGGTCACCGCCTCGTCCGGCGGATCGGGGATCGCGTCCGGATCGGTCAGCCCTTCAGTGCCGTGGATGCCGGCACCGAGCAGCTTTTCCAGCTCCTCCGGCGCGAACCCCAGCATGCCGAGGTCCACATCCATGCCGCGCAGTTCGGACAACTCGATGGGCAGGAGGTCGAGATCCCACTCGGCCAGTTCGGCCAGCTTGTTGTCGGCCAGGCGGTAGGCCTTGACCTTCTCCGGCGGCAGGTCGACCGCCACGTGGACCGGCACCTCCGCCAGCCCCAGCTTCTGCGCCGCCTTCCACCGCGTATGCCCTACGATGATGACGCCCGCCTCGTCCACCACAATTGGTTGGCGGAAGCCGTACTCCTGGATGGACCGGGCCACGGCATCGACCGCCTGGTCGTTCACCCGGGGGTTCTTCTCGTAGGGCTTGATCTGGGACAGCTGACGCATTTCGATCTTCACGCTGCACCTCCCTTGGCCGCCTTGTCCTCGCGGGCGATGAGAAGCAGGACCAGGTAGCCGACCAGGTCAAGCACGGGGTCCTCGCCAAACGCGGTGGGGTTGTTGCGGATGCGGCTGAGCTTGTCGTCGAGCCGCACGCGAATGAGGGCCTCGGGATCTCCCTGCGCGAAGACCCGCACGGGCTCCAGCGCCGAGTTGCCGTAGGCCTTGTTCTTCGAGACCAGCATGTCGCTGATCTCCTGGCATTTCGCCCGAATCCGTTCCGCCGTACCTGCCATGTTGCTGCCTCCTTCGTTCAAAGTGCCCACGTTAGGCCGCCCCTTGCGCCCCGTTGGCCACGGGGTGGGCCAGGGTGCCGGCTTGGCCAGGATCGCGATCCGACCGGCGATCCGCGCCCAGGGCCGCCCCTGGGCCGGATTCCGGCGCGTCGGAAACGTGGTTGACCTGACAATCCTTCGCCGCGTGGCGGTTTGCCCATTTCACAACCTCGCGGCACATCTGGATGAAATCCTCATTGCTCATGGTGCCCTTGGCTTTGTTCACCTCCTTGTGCAGGGCCTGCGCGTTGTCGATATTGTGCTGGCCGCCACGGCTCATTGGCACGATGTGGTCAAGCGCCACAGTTTCGGTCGAAAGGGGACGTCCAGTGAGCGCGCAACGGTACTCCTGGAACTTCAGCAGAGAGAGCACATTCTGCTGACTCACGGCTCCGGCGGGACGGCCCTCGACGCATGCATGCCTGAGATCCGCCAGCCAAGCACCGTAGGCCAACATCTTCACGCGCTTTCCCGCGCAGAACTGCCCCCGCGCTTTCACGCGCTGACGGAATAGCTTCCTCTCGTTTAGCACCTCGCCTATGGGCGTTGAGTTGACCGCCTTCAAGAAGTCCCTGATTCGCATCGGTTGTTCGTCCAGTAACGATTTCTGATGGGCACGTATCTCAGCGGTTTCCTGGAGCGCAACATTGCCCAATACTCCCACGAGCCTGGGCGAGGAACTTTCATCTCCCGCCTGAGCGCGAACACCGCTTTCTGAATCGCCGCGCTCCAAGTTGGAGTCGGGGTCGGAGCACTGGCGATCTCCGTTAGTCTTGGGCACTGGCTGCGGCGGATTCGCCAAGCCTGGACCATGCTGTGAATCGCGCGCGACCAGGGGTCGAATAGCAGGCCCTGATTGTGCCAATCCGCCGCCAGCCGAGTGCATAGCTCCTTGGCCACTCGATCCCATTGTTTCGAGTTGCGTTTGGTCGACATTAGCATCCTGCCTATCCATGGGCATCTCCCAAGTCCGGCGAATTGCAGGAAAGTCTGTGGTCTAGCGCTACGGTTCCGGCGGCAGTCGACGCGGCCGTCGGCGCCGGAGTACCTACGCCAAAGTGGCACAGGCTGCGTTTTGTACAGATGCGATTGTGTACGGCCGCCGGCCAGGCAAGCAGCCCGCTCGAACTTCTTTCTTCCTTCACCCCCCTATCGCGCGCATACGCGTGTGCGCGCTCGCGCGTGTGGGTATGGGTGAAATAGAGAAAGAAGAAGATATCTCTATGTAATATAGAGACTTCATTCTTCACCCTTCGTTCACCTTCATTCCCTTTTCTGACCATCTTTCACCCCTCACCGACCTCGTTGGAGGCTGCTTCTTTCCCCTCGTCGAACTTCTTTCCCCCTCCGACCAGCCGGTACACGATGCCAGTCCGGCCAGGCGTCCTGACCGGCAGTAGCTCGATGTCATCTTGTTGCTGGAGCGTCTCGACGATCTTGTGAAAGGACTGGGCGTCTGTCTTCATGCGCTTGAGCAGCTTGCTGTGCTCCATCTCCCGTCCGGGCGCCTCGCGCAGCTTCTTGAGAAACTTCAGGCACTCGGCGTGGAATGGGTTCTCAGCCACGAAACAACCTGCCTGGAAGAGCATCTGCCGCGTCTGGTGCTCGACGATGGCCCACGCCCATTCGACCGCTTCGCGCGAGATCACCGGCGTCTGGTAGCACTCGCTGCAGGCGCGAACGAGCGCCAGGCGGCGAGCCTTCTCGCCGGCACGGGCCCAGACGGCCATGGCGATGGCGTCATTGGCCGCCTGCGCAGCGGTGTAGGCATCGTTCTCCCTGGCACGGATCTCGGCATAGAGCTCGACCACGCCGGGGCCGTAGGGAATCTCAATGGGTGTTGGATGCTCGTTGTCGAGATTGCCGTGGCCGGGGCGAAGCGCCGCCCAGTAGTTGGCCTGCTCCATGATCTCGGGCGGGATGGGCAACTCGCGCGGCTCCTGCCCCTCTCCTCGCATGCCGGCCAGGAAGATCAGCATTCGGGCGAAGAAGCCGTTCGTGAGCATCTTCTCGCAGAGCGATTCGAAGTAGTGCTTCGGAATCGCCGTGCCAAACAGGTTCACGCATGGCTGGTCGATGGTCTGCGGCTCCTGGCCAGCCTTGACTCGCAGGTGGTAGAGGCTCGCGGCGGCCGAGTAGAACTTGAGCAGGATCTCCATGATGCGCTCTGCCCGGCCGTCGCGACTGCGCGAGATGCCAAGGAGCACGGCATCGATCTCGTCGGTCTGGAAGAGCACGGCCTTCGAAGCGGCAACGCGGTCCTCAATGCCCTCGCCCGAGGCGAAGTTGTCGGCCAGTTGGCTGGAGATGCCCGCCTCCAACATGATCCGTTGGTTGATCTTCCGCGGGTGATCCTTGCCGGTGCCGGAGTTGGCCAGGCCGAGCAGGTAGAGACTGGTCCGCGCCCCGCTCTGGTCGCGCACCTTGCGGGCGCAGAGCGCGGCCTGCAGCGCCAGGGCGCCACAGAACGCCAAGACCCGGTCCGGGTACGGCGCCGTGATCAGAGTCAGGTTCATGACCCGGTCGATCAGACCGGGAACGTAGAGCAGGTTCTCCGGCAACAGGCCTGGGTCTGGCGGGCCGGGTGGCTCGGACGGCGTGGGTGCTTCGGCCGGCGGCTTGCCCAGGATCCCGGATAGGTCGACGCCCTCTTCGGAGTGCGAGGCTCGGTCGCGCAGCCATCCGAACGGATGCGTGTGGGGCTTGGTGGCTGCGTCCTCGACCTTATGGCGGAGGTCCTCCTCCGACCAGGGCGGTTCGCAGCGCTGGTTGAAGCGCTCTACAAGGAGCGCGAGCGCCCGGTCTGGCGGCAGGCCGAAGCCATGCACCAGGGCAGTGGCAGCCGTGTACGTGGCACTGTGCCCACCCTGGCCGCTGATCGCCGGCGGCATGGCGTCGAGATAAGCGGCGGCCCGAGTCTCGAGCGCCTGGAGTTCCTCGTCCGGCATAGCCGGCCTGTCGGCGACCGGCGGCGTCAGCGCCGGCTTAGACGCCTCGGCCAGGTACTGGGCCCAGGCGTCAGGCAACGGGGCGACCTCGGTCGAGCTGGGGTCCAGGTTCGTCCAGTGGTACTTGCCGCCCGAGAGGTGGTTCGACGGCGGCAGGAGCGCCTGACCGTTCTCGCCGCGGACGTCGATGCCGGTGGCCTCGAGGCCCAGGAGATCCCGGCCGATGTTGGTCGCGTTGCGGATGGGCACGGTCGTGCTGAAGATCCGGTGCAGGCCGTCCCCGCCGCTCATCCAGCTGACCGTGTCGGGCAGCGGGCCAAGCTGTTTCTCCAGGCGCTCCAGGTTCTCGATGCACTCGGGCCGGCCCTCGGTCTCGATGTCGATCCGGCCCTTGCCCATGGCCAAGCCGATGTTGGCGTCCGGCCAGCGAGCCCACCATGCGCGGATCGTCGCCTCGTCGGTCGTGGCCTGGTTCGGCCAGTCCTTGATCCTTGGGTGCTTGCCCGGCGCCGAGCAGTCCTCGCGCTGGCAGGTGCAACGCCCCTTGCCGTTGATGTGATGGATCGGCAGGACGCGCCAACCGAGCTTGGCGTAGCCGAGGGCGTGGTCGAGAGGGGTGCTCATGGGCGCCCTCAGAACGGAATCTCATCGGGGTCGGCAGCTGTCGGTACGCCGGCAGTCTCATCGGCATCCCATCCCGGCTCGCGATAGTCCGGCACCTCGCCCAGCTCGTAGGCGACGACGCGGTCGTACCTCTCGCCCGAGACACTACGGACCTGGATGGCCTTGGTGGACGCCAGCGCGCCTCGCTCAGCCAGGTCGACAGCCTCCGATACCGAATCGGGGACGGGCACCTTGGAGCGGCGCTTCCACCACTTCTCGGCACGGTAGCGTGCGAAGCCGGTGTGCTCCAGGCAGACCCATTCGCTCACGTACTTGTCCAGGCTCAGCTGATAGTCGACCCGCATAGTGGGCGGCGTGTCCGGCCCGGCGTTGCGCTTGGTGTGGACCGAGTAGTAGACCATCTCGACCGGAAAGTCGGCGATGGAGACCTCGCCCGAGAGGACGCTCGCCGTCGAGGCCTGCGCCTCGTGCTTGGCGCGTTCGCGCTCGGGGAACTCGAAGCCACACTGCGGGCACCTGGCGTAGCCCGCGGCGATCACCGCCTGGCAGCTTGGGCACTCCTTGCTGGGCGCCTCGCCGCCGCCCTGGCCGGTCGCTTTGACCTGGATGGCGTCCACCGGGCCGTGGCGCAGGGCGTTGCCGCCGAAGTCGAGCACCAGGCAGTCGGCTTTGCCGAGATGCAGGCGGAAACCCCGCCCAACCATCTGGTAGAAGAGCCCCGGCGACATGGTCGGCCTCACCAAAGCCACGCAGTCGATGTTCGGGGCGTCGAAGCCGGTGGTCAGGACGTTGACGTTGACCAGGTACTTGAGCCGACCGGCCTTGAAGTCCGCGAGCACCTGGTCGCGCATGCCGGGCAGCGTTTCGCCGAAGACCGTCTCGACCTGGGCCTGGTACTCGCCTCGCAGAACGGAGGCTAGGTGCTCGGCGTGCTTCACGCCCGCGGCGAAGATAAGCACCGAGCGGCGGTTCTGGGTGTAATTGACGATCTCCTTGCAGGCCGACTCCACCAGCTCTGCCGTGTCCATCAATGCCTCTGTCTCGCCGGCCACGAACTCGCCAGCGCGCACGTGGAGCCCCGAGGTGTCGGCCTTGACGCGGCTGGCCTTGGTCACGAGCGGGCAGAGATAGCCCTGGACGATCAGCTCGCGGACGCCTGCTTCATAGCAGATGTGGTGGAGGTAGTAGCCCTCCTCCGCCGGCCCGCAGATCAGCCCCGACTTCATCCGGAACGGCGTGGCGGTCAGGCCGATGACGCGGACGTTCGGATTGACCACCTTGGCGTCGGCCAGGAACTGGCGGTACATGCCGTCGCCTTCCGGCGCTATGGAATGGGCCTCGTCGACCAGAACGACCTGGAACGACCCCAGATCGCAGGCCCGCTTGTAGACCGACTGAATGCCGGCCACGATGATCGGGTGGTCGGTGTCGCGTTTCTTCAGGCCGGCCGAGTAGACGCCGACCTGCAGCATCAACTCCGGTGCCATCAGGCGCAGTTTGTCCACGGCCTGCTCGAGTAGCTCTTTGACGTGCGCCAGGATCAGAACGCGGCCGCCCCAGCGGCCGACCGCGTCCTTGCAGATCGTGGCCATGACCGGCGTCTTGCCCGAAGCGGTGGGCAGCACAACGCAGGGGTTGTCGTCGCGCTCCCGCAGATGGCGGTAGACGGCCTCGACCGCTTCGACCTGGTACGGCCTGAGGGTCAGCACCCGAGCTGCCTCCGCCCGTACTCGGCGATCAAGGCAGCGTCGACCATCCCCTCGTGAGCTTTCTGCGCGCGATCCGACGCCTTCCAGTCAGCACTGGGCCACAGGCGGCTCGCGACCAGGTACTCCGCTCCCTTGGGCTGGCCGGCGAGCATCTTGCCCTGCCACTCCTGCGGGCGGACCATCTCATACGGCAACGCCATCCCGGCGCAGATCCCGCGCACCAGGCCCCAGCCGGTGCCGAAGGTGAACATGGAGACCACGCCCTGGCCCGGCCGGGCTCCCACGTGCTCGATGAAGACAACCGCCGGGTGATGAGCAAGCAGCCAGCTCACTATCGCTTGCTCATCGATCTGTCGGTGCTTGCCCACGGCTGCGGTGGGCATGGCGGCAAGATGCAGGCCCTCGGGACTGATGGCGGCCAAGCCGCCATCGAGCCCCGGATCGATTCCGATGATCCAGCGCATAGGATCTCCCTGGCGGCAAGGGAGGCGGCCTACTGGCCGCCCCCCACCGCAACCCGACATCCATCGCTGCAGCCAGCCATCAACGTCACGAGCTCATGGTGCTCGATGAAGCGGCCGTCCAGGCGCACGAGCGGCGCCTGATAGTCGGCCATGGCCAGCGCTGCGAGGGCTTCCACGTCCCTGATGTCCCCGCGCCGGAGCGCATCCAGGCTGCGTTCCTCGAAGGCGAGGCCGGCTGATGCAAGCCCGGCCTTCGCCTTCTCGCAACGGGGACAGTTCGGAAGCGTCCAGACCTCGATCCGCACGGCTCAGTTCCTGCTCCAGGGCGGGACCGAACCGGCCGCCTGCGCCGGGCGGTCCACGGCCGCCTCGCGCTTGGCGTAGCCCTTGACCTCGTTGGTCATCTCCCCGCTGTCCTGGCGCTTCTTCAGCTTTACGGTGACGACCAGCGGGATGTTGTGGAGCTCGACCGAGTCCTGCGGCTGCATCACCCCGACCGCGCGGCAGATGGCCGACAGCTCGCCCCTGGCGATCTGGACGGTCAGCGCGTTCTCGTTCTCGAGGTTGAGCCGGGCCCAGAGCTTCCGGCCCTTGTACTTCCCCTCGATGATCTCGAGGACCAGCTCGAGGAACCGGCCGCGCCCCTTCTTGGTGGGCTTCATCTCCGAGGCGATGATCACGGCCAGGTACTTGTCGGCCGGCACCGGCTCGAACTCGACCATGGGCTCGACGTTGTTGGCGTTGAAGTTCAGGTTAGCCATTGGCGACTGCTCCCTTCTGCTCGACAGCCTGGCCCATCAGGCCGGCCAACAGGGCCGGCCAGGACAGCGGCAACTCTGCGGGCAGGCTGTAACGGTTCTTGGCGACGCACGACGGACCGCCCACCGTGCGCAGGACGCGGTCCCCGCCGTCCTTGCCGAGACCAACCGCGATGGTCCGGGTGCGGCCGAAACCGGTGTCCTGGCTCTCCGTGCGGATCTTGCGGGTCGCGAACAGCACCGCGTCGGACCACTCGGTGATGAGCGCCCCGGCGTGCTTGTTCAGCCGCGGGCTGTAGCGGTCGTAGGGGGCCGCCTCCGGGTCCTCGAACTTCTCCACCTTGGCGTGGGCGATGAGGATGCTGATCATCCCGCGACTGCGGAGACGATCCAGCCCGTCGATCACCCGGCGCCAGTAGGAGAGCGCGTGGACGTAGCCGCGCTGGTAGCCGCCGTCGGCCTTCTCGATGGACTCGACGCCGTACTCGCGGCAGACCGCGTCCCAGATCAGCCGTTCCAGCCAGTCGAGCGAGTCGATGACCACGGTGTTGAAGCCGTGCTCCTCGCCGACGAGCCCGGCCAGCGCCGCCAGGACCTCGTCGACCGACTTGGCCAGCGGGAACCGGCTGCAGGCGATCTCCGAGAGCCCGTCCTCCGTCTGGATGAAGATGGGCTTGGGCGCACCCGCCGCCAGCGTCGACTTGCCGACGCCCTCCGTTCCGTAAACCAGCAGCCGCGGCGGCAACGACTGCTTCCCTGTCTGGATCTGCTGCAACACTCCCATGTGACGCTTCTCCTTTCTCAATCAGATCGTGTCGAAGACGAGGGGGATCTCGTACCCGGTGGGCCAAGTGCCCGTGGCCACGCAGCGCTTCAGGCGCTCGATGGCCGCCTCGTTTTCCTTGCGGGCGTAGGCGACGGCCTGGTCGTCGATGCGCCATACGCCGCAGCGGAAGGGCTCCTGCTTCTCGATGGCCACGAACCAGGCCGGGAGCTTCTCGCCGGTCGTGACGTGGAACATGGCCGCGTAGAAGGCCAGCTGGTGCAGGTAGCCGTAGCGCTTGGCGTCCGCCGAGAAGTAATCGAGGTTGTCGGTGGTCTTGAGGTCGACGATGCCGTGGGTGACGTTGAGCCAGTCGAGCCGCGACTGGGCCTTGAGGCCGCAGTACTCGCCCCGGACTACGCCCTCGGGCTCGCCCTCCATGAGCAGCTCGCAGGCCACTCGGTGGGCCTTGACGCCGTCGGCCATCTTGCCGATCAGCTCGTACTGCTCGGTGGTCAGGACCGGCTTGCCCTGGACCTCGGCCCACTTCGTCCATGCCTGGGTGCCGGAGCCGTAAGGCTTGCCCGTCTTCTCGTTGATCGGCCCGCCGACCGCGAACTCCTCGGCGAACTTGGCCTGGCCCTCCAGGATCAGCTTGTGGGTGGCCCGGCCCACCAGGAAGGCCGGCCGGTCCTCGTCGGGGATCAGGCCGCTCTTCTTCTTCCAGTAGAGCAGCGGGCTCTTCCGGAAGTCGGCCAGCGCGTGGCTGGTCAGGTGCTCCTTGGCCTTCTCCTGATAGGCCTCGAACGGTTCGTGAATCAGGGCGTCCATCGGGCTCGACAGCGTGGCGACCATGGTCTACTCCTCCAGTCCGGCTGCCCGGAAGATCCGGCGCAGCTGTTCGATCTTTCCGTTGAGGATGTGGTTGCTGATGCCCAGCCTGTGGGCGGTCTCGATCTTCGAGTGCTCCTTGAGCAGCTCGGCGACGTTGCGCAGGTCCGGCGGCAGACGCTTCAATACCTCAGCGACGCTGAGTCTTAGGATGACCTCGTCGGCGTGCTTCCCCTCGTCGATCTTGGGCCGGTCATGGCCGCGGGAGCCTCCGGTGTCCTCCCTAGCATCCTCGGGGTACGGCACCATCCCGCGCTCGAACGTCTGCTGCTTGGAGTGGCGGTGCTGAAGGAGGTGGGTCACGTGGTTGCTGAGGACGCGCTCGGCGAAGGTCACCTCCTGGGACCGGGCGGGATCGAAGGACGGGAACTTGCGGACGAGCTCGAGGAGCAGCTCCTGCCGGATGTCCTCGTAGTCCTCCGGCGAGAACCCCTTCATCTGGGTGACCTTGATGGCCTTGATGTCCACCACCCGCATCACCGCCGGGCTGAAATCGTTCGTCGGGTTCATCGACTCCCCTCCTGGGCGCTGTGCTCAGTGGGGTCGTCACCGGTTGAGCCTCGCGATTCCGGAAGAAAACCGGAATCTTCGTAAGCCCCTGCGGCCCGCAGGGCTGCGCGCAGTTTCTCGACCCGATCCCAGGCGGTGCTGATCGGCAACCCGAGCTGCTGGGCGGCTTCGGTCAGGGAGGATCGCTGGAGCAGGTTATAGAGGGAGCGCAGCTCGGCAGGCAGATTGGAGACGGCTTCCTCGAGGTCCAGCCGGGCCAAGACATCGTCCGAAGATTCGGGGCGCGAAACGTCGTTGGCGCGGTCCTCGGCGCTGATCGTCTCGGACCTCTGGATGCAGTGGCCATCCTCGTCTACGGTGGTGTCATTAAGGGAGAATGATTCGCGGCCATAGAAGCGCCTCTCTGCGAGGCGGTGCCGCAGGAGCTTGGAGGTCTTGTCGGTCAGGAGCTTGGCGATGAAGGCCTCACGCGGCCCCTTGCTTGGATCGTAGTTGCGCAGGCCGGACAGAAGCTCGATGGCCAGCTCCTGCTCCAGGTCCTCGCGGTCCGAGCGGTTGAGTCCGGCAATGCCGATAAGCTGCCGCGCCTTCCTCTTGATAGCCTTGACTGCGAACTCATCGATGCCCCACTGCTTGAGACTGACACCCACTGGTTCCTCCCTGGCCGGGGAGGCTTCGTGGGCACCAGCTGCAGAGGCGTGGAAAAGGAAAGGTGGAGGCAATTCGCGAGCACGCCGCTACTAGCGGCACCCACGAATGCCTCCACCTTGTGGCCGGCTAATCGTCTGATGCTGTCTTACACGTTCGGGCTTTGGGGAGCCTACTCCCTATCTCAGGCTACCAGTTCCTCCTCCACGACCATCATGAAGGGCAGGCCGTGCTTCACTTCCAGCTCCGCAATCGTTCCGCTTCCGATGGCCCTCAGCGCCTTGAAGAACTCGATGTGCTGGGCCTTGAGCATGAAGTCTGCTCTGCCCGACTCCGGACGGGGCCCATTCTCGGCCCCAAGCTTGATCTGCCGGACGACCTTGAGCGGCGAATCCAGTACCGGCTCGCCCGCCCGCACCCGCAGATCAGAGATGGTCCCATGGTTGATCCTTTGCAGGATCTCAAGGAACCGCCGCAACGTCGGAGAAAGCTGACTCTTCTGGGTTACGTCCCAACCGGCATGCACTGTTCACCTGCCGTGGGGTCCCGCCCTCCCCCCACGGACCGGGGAGCCTCCAGAAGGAGTCCCCCGCCCACACAGTCCAATCGATGGTGCTACTTCCCATGACTGCCACTCCTCCTTCCCAGGCTCCTCAGAGCCAGCCCAGACCGCTATTGCCCGCGTCCAGCATCAGCTGGCAGCCCGAACAGGCCGCCCGCACCCGCACTACCATCCCCCCTTTGACCCGAGGCACTCAAACCTCCTTCCTATCTTCTGCCCGGAGCCCATTCTCCGGACGACAGCCTCTCGTTAGGCAGTGACGAGCACACCCATCTCCGCCCTCACGCTCTCTGGAACACCGTCGCGGACCACGGCCTTCGGATGCATCCTGAAGGTTAGTCGCTCGAGGTCCGCCACCACCGCCTGCGGGAACGGATCGGACAGGCCGGCGAAGCCCAGCAGGTTGACCACGAACATCCGGACGGCCTCGGCCTTCTCCGCCCCCACCTCGCTTGGGGGCGCGCCGCAGACCTCGAGCAGGAGTTCGGCTTCATCGCTGGTGGGCGGCGGTTCCGCCCGGTGCCATGACTCCCGCACCTCGGCTGAAAGCTGTTTGGGCGCACTCCGCCCCGCAGCGAGTTTGCCGGCTAGGCGGCAGGCTTCGCGCATGGGTCCACGAAGCATCGCCCATATGTCCGCGACGGAGAGCTCCGCCGGGATTCTCAGTTGGTTACGCAGATCTCGAGTCATTGCATCATCCTCCTCAAAAAGCGAGGGTCCGCCGTCTTGGCACTCGCCAGGACGTGGACCCTAATTCCCACTCGGGGGTAAAGGCAACGCTGCCCTTTAGGACTGAGATGTCTCGTCAGTTGTAGGTTCTCAGGACGCAGACCACCACGCCCTGAATCGCCACCTCCTTGGCGTAGATCGGCTTCATCATGGCATTGGCCGGCTGCAGCCGCACCCGACCATCTTCGCGGTAGAAGTGCTTAACCGTGGCCTCGTCATCCAAGAGCGCCACGGCGATCTGGCCGTTCTCGGCAGTGTCCTGCTGGCGCACCACCACTCGGTCACCGTCCAGGATCCCGGCCTCGATCATCGAGTCGCCCGTGATCTTGAGAATGAAGTGCCGAGCGTTGGGAGAGCCGCGCAGCATGGCACGGTCGACCACTACCTGACTCTCGATGTTCTCTTGGGCCAGGAGCGGGACGCCGGCAGCGACGCGCCCGACTTCAGGGATGGAGGCGATGCTCTCCAGAGCGAGCGCCGGGGCGGCTTGGGCTCCAGCTAGCTGCAAGGACCTGGCTCCAAGCTTCCCGCGCTTGAGATACCCCTTCTTCTCGATGAGCTTCAGATGGCCGAATACAGAGGAAGGCACCATGCGGAAGTGGCTGCCGATCTCCCGGACCGTGGGCGGCATGCCGTGCTTGGCCTGGAAGGCCAGCATCCAGCTGAGGATCTTCTGCTGCTTCGGGGTCAAAGGACGCATCCGGCGCTCCTGCTCTCTAAAGGGAGTATAGCGAACGAACGTTCGCCTGTCAATGGGGAACCAGCCAAAAAACGATGTCCCTTCGCATCGTCCTGCTCCACAACTGTTTGCGACGCATCGATTCCGCCGGAATCGGCCGGATTCGCGTGCGGCGCCCGGTGACTTGCCATATGGAAACACCACTCATGAGAGGAGACTGCCATGACCCAGGTGGGGCTAACACTTCCCGATAGCAACCGCGGCTCGACAGCAGAGGCTCAAGATCCCAGGAAGCTTTCGACTTCGGCCGAAATCGCAGAACGCTTGGCCGTATCCACGCGGACCGTCCAGCGGTTGGCCAAGAGAGGACTGCTGCCCGTCGTGCACGTTACGGCCAAGTTGATCCGCTTCGATCCGAAGCGCATCGACCAGTGGATCAGCGAGAGCGCCCGCCGACCAAGACCGCATCGAAGCGTCGGACATCGAGGCCGAGGCATGGTGCTGAAGACGCCTTGCTCTGTGCCGGGAGCCGAGGTACAGTCGCCGGCGGTTCCGTGCGCACGTAGCGCGAAAGGAGGTCAATCATGAACGTGCGCATTTACCAGAGGCTGCAAGGTGGACCGTGGTGGATCGCCTACGAGCGCAAGGACGGGAAGTACGTGAGGCAGAGCCTGAACACCAAGGATTACTCGGAGGCCGAGAAGAAGGGCTACGCCATCGCGCTGGGCCTCGCCCAAGGTCACGCCGTGGTGGGAGACGATGCGACGGTCAGCCACTTAATCCAGAAGTTCCTCGGCCAGCCGCACACCCTTCGGCCGAGCTCCAGGAAGCGCCTGGAAGGCGTGCTGAAGAACGTCGCCAGCCGCATCGGGGCTCTGACCGTCACCGATCCCGGGTTCCGCGCCGCCGTCAAGGCGTACCGGGCCATGCGGGTGAACAACGGGGTGTCGGTCCGCACCGCCAACTACGAGGTGCAGGCTCTCCATCAGGTCATCATCTGGGCCCTCGACCTGTACCCCGGGATGGCCGACTCGCTCGCCGGCCTGAAGCAGCTCAAGCACTCGCGCCGAGAATCCCGGTCGCTCGATTCGGACGAGGTGCGGAAGGTCCTGGCCCTGCTGAAGACGCCGGAGGACGAACTGCGCGTGGGCCTGTTCCTGTACACAGGCATGCGGCGAGCGGAGGCGATTCACCTGTGGTGGCGGCAGGTCAACCTGGCCAAACGCGTCATCTGCATCGAGTCCCACGAGGGGTTCATCCCGAAGAACGGCGAGGCGCGCCTGGTGCCGATCTGCGACGCGCTCTACAACATCCTGGTCAAGGCCCCCAGGCGCAGCGACTACGTCCTGACCACCCGGAAGGGCCGGCCCTTCCACGCCGACGGCGGCAATGGCATGCTGCGCTGGATGAAGAAGCTCTACGTTCGGGCCAAGATCCCGGTGACGAAGGGCATGGGGCTGCACACGCTCCGGCACACCTACTGCTCGCACCTCGCGCGGCAGAACGTCCGGGCCGAATTGCGGGCGAAGCTGGTCGGGCACCGCGTGCTGGCCATGCAGAACATCTACACCCACACCACCCAGGAGGACGCGCTTGCGGCTGGCCGGGAGTTCAAGTATGCTTAGGGTAGAGCAGCGGACGCGTCGGTTTCCGGGTGCATTGTACGTGGACTGTACGTGGATACGTACAATGGGGCCTCTTCTGGCGCTGGTGGCGCTGGTGTCGCAAAATCTCCGCTCGACGCATCCGGCCAAGTTGTCGCAAGTTAGCTCCCGCGAGTCACATGCGGGCCCGTAGCTCAATGGTTAGAGCAGCGGACTCATAATCCTACCGTCTTTCGCTGGGGCAGCAGTGGTTAAGTCCGGGGTGACAGACATCGGGCTGACACCGTTGACGCCCTGGAGGCCCCGTGGTAGACTACCAGAGGCAAGCAATTGAGGAGGCGCATGCGATGACTTCGATGATCGGGAAGACGGGAGCTGGAGCGATCGCCCTGGGCGCGGTGCTGGCGGGGGCGGTTGGGACAACGGGCATCGACGGCGCGGGATCTCCGGCCGCCACGGCCGCGGAGCCAGCAAAGCAGACCAAGGCGGAGCGGATTGAGATCCTGAAGAAGGACATATCGGGAGCCGAGTACGCCAAGCGCAGCGCCGAGGCCGAAATCGAGTCGGCCAAGAAGGCGGGGAAGAAACCCCACGACGGGACCCTTATCAATCAGCGCGTTCTCTCTGCTCGGATCGAATCGGCGCGTACGGAAATAGCCTGGCTCGAAGGCCGCCTGACCAAGGCCGGCGCTGAGACAAGAGCAAAGGCCGCCGAGGAAGCACTGAAGAAGGCTGAAGACGCGAAATCCGATGAGACAGTTATTGCGCCGTTGAAGGCCGAGCTCGATGTCGCCAAAAGGGAACTTGCGGCGGTGGTGGTCTTCGAGACTAAGGGCGAGTTCTAGCGCGCCTCAGGTATCGCCGTAGGTCAGCTTACCCGCATACCGGAAGACGGCCTGGGGCGTGGCGTCTAATGTCCATCCCCTGGAAGTGCCATCGCTCCCCCAAGCCGGACGCGTGGTGGTGCTGCTCGGCCCTGCGTAGTTCGTGCTCTCGACGCCAGTCCCGCCTCCGGCCGTGTACGTCTTGCCCTGCTCGAAGCACTGCAGCTTGTTCTCATCGGTGTCGGCCCAGTCACCGTTGTTGTACCAATTGGTGGACTTCTTGGGCATGACGTAGTAGTCGATCTCCGCATCATACTCGCTGGAGAAGAGGGTCGCTGTCACCTTCGCGATCTTGCGTGCAAGCTGTGCGTGTTTGCTGCCGCTCCATTCGCCCATCCATGCGTAGGCGGCCGGCGGAACGCTCGTCCCCTCGGTCGCTGCGTCGAAAGCCGTCTCGGCGGCCGTCTTGGCCAGTGCGTAGGTGCTGCGGGCCTGGTCGCCGGAGTCACGGGAGGCCTGCGAGCTGAACGCGACGGCGCGATGCACCGTGGTCATCAGCTTCAGGCAGGCCTTGAGTTCATTCCAAAGGTGCGGGCAGACGTAGTCCCCAGCCTGGAATAGGCCGTACTGGGTCGTGTAGCCCCCGTCGCCGTCGGGCACGTGGCGCGTGAACCCCGAGGAGTTCAGCCCGGCCGCGGTCCGGAGGCTCGCGGCGCTGAAGTAGGTGAAGCTCGCCTGGCCGTCGTACCCTCCGGCGTAGCTGTTGTCGTGGAAGATCGCCGCCATGGCCTCGACGCGTTCCTGCATCCAGCGTATCGAAAACGTGTCCGTATCGGCTCCTTCTGCCGGCGGCCAGCTTGATCCTGGCGGAGCCGCCGTCGAAACCCTAAACGGTAGACACCCGGCCACAGGCAGCTTCCAAACACCGCCTCCGCTGGCGATGCGCCAACGCTCTCCTATCGCATAGATGATCTGGTAGTGAAGACCAGCCGAGCTCATGTCGGCCAAGTCGGAGGATTGCGTGTAGTCGGCCGCCCAAGCCATCAGCTATGGCCCCGCGGGTAGTCCCAGACGGCTTGATTCGAGGCGTTGAGCTGCAAGACCTTATACTGACCTGATCCGGATGGCAAGCCACTGCCTGAAGCTACGAGCTGCCCGGAACCGTTCTTCGTGATCGTAGTCCCGTCGACCAGGACCTCGATCTCCCCGGAGCTGAATCCCAGCCCCCCGAGGGACTTGATTAGGGCCTTGATCCCGTCCGCGTCCAGGCCAATGCCCTTGGCGGTGTTCGGCTTGACCTTGGCGGCGTCGCCGGAGAACTCCAGACCGGAGGCAAATGGGACTGGAGCATCCTCGCCACGCAGCAGGGACACGCGCCCCCAGAACTCTCCCGGGACATCCTGAGCCACCCAGATGCCCTTGCCTGCATAGACCTGGACGCCATAGCCGCCTGCCCCCGGCTTTAGTCCGGCAACCAGGGGAAGACACAGACCCTTCTTGGTGCCATTGGTGAGCTGCAAGAACACGAGCACCTTGGCCTGCGGAATCTCGCTGTCGGTTACCAGCGGATCCGGATTCCCGGCGAGCGTCAACCCCCGCTTGGCGTCGTTCCGAAGGGCCTTCTTTTCATCGCCCTCGGTGCCCGCCTGCGAGTCGATGGGCGGCGGAACGCCGCCGAGGTCCCCGGCGCCCAGGCCGGCGGCGCCGCCGGTGGCCGGCCGCACCGGGAGGTTGCCGACGTGGCTCCACAGATCCTCGATCTCCCGCCCCTGGCGGAGGATCTCCCGGCCCACGGCGCGGAGGTCGGACAGGCCCGGGACGTCGACCATGCCGGCCACGTCGACCTCCCAGTAGCCGGTCTGCACGGTGGTCTTGCCGGCGGCGAAGTCCCAGGCCTTCGAGCTGACCACCGTGCCGACCTGCTCGTGCCAGTCGCTGCCGATCTGCTCGAGGTACTGGCCCAGCTCGTACTGGGCCTCGATGCGCTTGTAGACGATCTCGATCTTGGCCCGGGCCTGGCCGTACCAGGCCTTGGCCAGCGCCGCGATGGCCTGCAGCGTGGCGGTGTCGTCGCGCAGGGCCTGGCCGGCGGCCTGCCTGACCAGGCCGCCATCGGTCACCCCGACGATCGTCTCGGCCGCTATCCACCAGTACTCGGCGGTCGGCACGTCGATGACCAGTTCCCGCGTCCAGTCGAGGCCGTCGAACTGGGCCCCGTAGGCCTCCACGCGCAGGCGTTCGTCGGTCTCGCAGCAGACCGTGGCGATGAGCGACTGCCAGTCGAGCTCCGGCTCCTGGTCGGAGTGGTTGCTGCCCTCGAAGTCGCCGGGGATGAAGTGCCCCATGGCCAGCTGGTGGTTGATCTTCGAGGCCTTGACCTCGAAGCCCATCTCCGTGTCGAGCATCCGGACCGAACAGCTGCTGAGCTTCTCGGTGTCGTCGCCGTCCGGATATTCGTCGTTCTGGCAGCGGTCCACCTGGTGCCAGCGCCCGCCGAGGTCCTTGCCCACGACCAGCGGATCGAGGAACTCCGGCGTGGCCCCCTCCACGCTGGATTCCTTGCGGAGGGGCAGGTAGCGCAGGAGCGGACGGGCGTGGTTCCAGTACTGCCCCTGCTCGATGTCCACGGCGCCGCCGGTCAGGAGCGGCTTGGGCGCGCAGTTGTTGAAACTGCCGCCGCCTTCGCCGTCGCCGCTGTGCCAGTCCCAGGCATCCGGGATCAGGAAGCACTGGTAGACGCGGGCGAAGCGGTCGGTCTTGCGCTCGGCGTCCTTCTGGTTGTTGTCGTCGCCCTGGACGTTCTTGTAGGCGTTCTCCTCGACGTCGTTCCAGCCGCGCTCCACCGTACCGTCCTCGTGGCTGACGGAGAAGCAGCTCTTGATCCGCGCCCCCTGGACAACGATCTTATCGTACTGCACCGCGTTGGTGAGGCGCACCGTGGCCTGCTCGACCTCGATATCCTCCTCGATGCGGACGGGCGTGACCCGGTTTTCGTTGCCTGGGATGGTCAGGCTGCCGGCGGATATCGACTCCCCGAAGACGCTGAAGACGTAGATCTCGATGTACTCCGGAGGTCCGCCGAAGTCCTCGTAGTCGGGGTTCTCGGTCACCCGGAGGTACCAGCCCATGCCGCGCTTGCGGTCGACCAGGTGGTTGATGGCTTGGCGCAGCGTCTTGCCCTCGAATCGGTGGACGGCCTTGACGTTGGCCAGGAGCTCGGTCTGGCCGGCCAGGCGGATCTCCGGCGCGTCCGCGGGCATGTGGTAGGCCAGGAGGTGCTCCAGGATCTGGAGGTTGTCCCACGTCCCGCCGTTGGCCTCGAAGACATAGGCCTGGGACAGTCCCGAGCCTCGGTCTTCCTTTGCGGCCGAGCGGTTGCCGACGAGCTGGAGGCCGCGCTTGCCCTTGACGTTGAAGTCCGGCAGCCAGCCGATGGTCTTGTAGCTGCCCTGGTCGACGACGCGAGCGCCCCGGATCCCGGTGCGGTCCAGGAGGAAGCCCAGCTCGTAGGCCACCGGGTTCTGGTCGCCGGACGGTCCGGAGCGCTCGATGCTCTGGCCGGCGTGCTCCACGTTGTCGTCCGGGAAGAAGCCGTACCACAGGCTCGTCGCCTTCGGCGCGTCCTCCGAGTCGTTGCCGGCCTCTTCCTCCGAGGCCTGCGGCTCGGCCTGGAGCTGGATCCGCACGTAGTGGTTGCGCACGTCGTAGGGCGAGACGTCCGCGAAGCTGCTGCCGTCCTCGCGCTTGATCTCGCCGTAGGCGTAGCGGAACTCGGCCTGACCGAGGTTCGGCTCCACGCAGGCCTGGGCCCGGCGGGCCTCCAGGTAGTCGACGGCCTCCCAGGCGTCCTCCCATCGGCGCTTGATCTGGACGATGCGCCCGGGGTTCGGCCTGATGACCTCGCCAGGGGAGGGCGGCGGGATCTGGATCGTGGCCATGCTATTGCCCCTGCTCGGATGCCTTGGCAAACCAGACGGACGCCGGCGCCGGCGCGGCGAGCTCCGGCAACGCGACCGTCACCTGGTGGACGTCCACGTTCTCCGAATCGACGTGCACTTCCTCGACCGGAGGCTCCGCTTCGGGGTCGGCCTCGGTGACCACGCGGCGCGCGCGGATCAAGACCTTGACCACCGCGTCCTCCGGGAAGGGCGCCGGCGACGTCCAGTCGAGCCTGGCCACGCCGTCCGACTTGACCATGTCGATGACGGTCGGCTCGTCCAGGTCCGGATCCGGATCGCCGCCGTCCGAGGTCACGTAGACCAGGAATTGGCCAGCCTGGCGGCTGCCGTCCGCGTAGTAGCCGTAGGCCGCGCGGATCCGCACGGTGAAGCCGGGGAGAACCTCGAGCGCCACGTCCGTCGGCGCCGAGGGCCTGGCCAGGACCTGGTTACCGTCGGCGTCGAGCTCCAGCACCCACTCGTCGAGGTTCTGACTGGCCAGGTTCCAGGCGTTCCGGCGGCGCACGACGAAGCGGTATTCGTGGGACACATCGAGCGCGGCGGTCTCGTGGGGCAGTGCGGCGAAGCTCTCCCACGGCGCCGCGGACAGGTCCGGGGAGGCGTCCACGCCGCGGTGGAGCTCGTAGCCGGCCAGCGCGTCATTGGCCGCGCGGTGCAGGCCCCGGCCCTGGCCGGAGCAGGCGATGCAGACCGCATGCTTCCCGCGTCCCTCGGCCGAAAAGGGGCTGCAAACGGCGTGCTTGCCTCGGGCCTCGGCCGAGAACGCGGCGGTGACCGCGTGCAGCCCCCGGCCCTGGGCGGAGTAGGGTGCGCACGCGGCGTGCTTTCCCCGCCCTTCGGCCGAGTAGCCCGACGTCACCGCGTAGAGGCCGCGGGCCTCGCCGGCGTAGGCGGTCATGCCGCGTCGTAGCTCCAGCGAATCAGGTTGTGCAGCTCCGGATCCGCCACGCGGCCGACCGGGACCTGGCGGTGGATCCAGAGCCCATAGATGTATCCGGCGTTGAGCGTGCCGATGTCGAGCCCGGTGGCCGCGGTCGTCCCCGTATCCCAGACCACGCCCGCCGGTTCCGAGCCCTCGCCGGCGGCAGTCTTGTCGGTGAATGCGCCGTCCGGCTGGCTGGCCGGGGCTTCCTTGCCAATCCGGATCCCGGGCACGGCGTCGACCGTGTCGTCGCTGGCGCCGGCGGCCGCCGTGGTGCCGAGCATTTCCCGCCCGGCGGCCGGGACGGTGAGGACATCGTCGGTCCGGCTGGCGTAGTAGACGATCTCGCGCGTGGCGCCCGCGGCCGTCTTGACGTGGGCGAAGCCCGTCTCCGGCCAGTCGGCGAAGTCCCCGGCCGATCCCTCGATGGTGCCGGCGCCGGAGGCCCCGAGCTGGGCGGCGGAGCTGGTCATTTGCGTGCCCAGCGTCCCGATCCACACCTTGACCGCCGTGACCTGGCTGGTGTCTTCGTTCTTGAATGCGTGGCAGCGGTACTCGTTGTCGCCGGCGGAGGCCTCGGCGCTGGCGATGTTATCCATGCCGGTGGCGTTGTTGAATTGGTCGGCCAGAGTGATCGTGGCCGTGCCGGTCAGGTCGCCGGCGGAGGTCCGCTGGACCCGGACGTACTTCGACGGGTCCCCGCCGTCCTCGACGATCTTGGTCTCGCCGTTGGCGATGGTGACGCCTGCACCCTGGGTGCCGTCCGGGGCCTCCCACTTGAGCTCGCTCGTGCCGGTGGCCGTGAGGATGCCGTCGCCGACGCCGTTGGCGCCGGAGGCGTAGAGTATGGTGATGCCGGCGATCGGGCTGGTCACCTGGATCCCCAGCTGCGTGGCCAGGGTGCCCGAGCGGTTCTTGCCGAGCGACAGGTCCGGATCCGCCTGGGCACCGCCGTCGGCCGAAGCCCCGGTCAGGTACAGGCGCAGCGCGTCCGCGTGGGTTTTCTCGTCAGGCATGGCATCTTCCTTTCCTCAAGCCGTAATGGTGACCTTACGCGTATCGGCGTCGTAAGAGAACCGGACCGCCGGGGCATCCGGGTGCCGGACCATCAGCGCCGAAAGGGCGGTCGCCTGGCTCTGCTGGCCGTTTTCCGCCACGGCGACGATCCGGAAGCTGTGCGTGGCCGAGTCCTCGAGCACGCGCGTGCGCCAGGCGAAGTAGCCCTGGCCCCGGTCGCGGACCCGCGCGCGCAGGACCCAGCTCCCGGAGACCTGCTCCTCGATGCGGTAGTGCTCCGCGCCGGCCGTCGCGTACCAGCAGACCGTCAGCCGCGAGGGCCAGGCCCTGGCCGGGTTCGCGTCCGGGTCGTCGAGGACCTCGATCATCGGCGACTCGTCGTCGCCCACGGCCAGGTCCAGGGTCTGGCCGGTCTGCGTGGCCATCAGGACGCCATCGCGGTAGACCCGATAGGTCGGGGCTTCGACGTCGGACGTCCAGCGCAGTCGCCACAGGTGGGCGCCGAGCTGGACGGGCGGGAGCATGGAGACCGTCATCAGAACTCCTCGGAGGGCACCTTGGTGTTCTGGAGAGTCCAGACCAGGCGCACCAGGAACGTGCCGTCGTCTCCGTCTACCGTGCCGCCGGACGGCGTGGCGATAGGCTGGACGGCGGAGACCTCCACGAGGAGCACGGCCACCTCCTCGGTCGCGTTGCTGTTGTCCTCGGTGACCGTCTGGAGCGTGCCCTGGAGCGCCTTGCAGGCCTCGATCTCGGCCGAGGCGGCCGCGGCGTCGGCCACGTCGACCACCGACATCATCTGATAGGGCTGCGAACGCTTGCCGAGCTTGCGGAAGGCGACGCCGTCGACGCCGGCGCGGGTGATCTCCTCCAGGCGCTCGCCGAACGGCTGGAGCGCCCCGCGCAGACTAATGAAGCTCTGGCTGCCGATCGAAGGCATGGGCTACTCCGTCTCCCGGTTGGGGTCGGGGCGGTATTCGACCTTCACCTGAATGCCCGGAGGCGTGCGCACCTGAACCTGCTGCTGACGCTCGGCTTCGACCGCGCTCTCCGGGCCGGCGCCGACGCCCCGGACGATCTTCTGGCCGACGCCGTACATCAGCTCCAGGCTGGCCCGCGACCAGGCTCCGGTGCCCACGCCCCCCTCGGTCTCGTCCATCTGGTGCAGCTCATCCAGCTTCCGGTCCAGGGCTATCTTGTCTTCCATCTCCCGGTAGCCCGCCGTCTCCTCCTTGACCTTACGCCGTTCGTCGGCGATCCTGGCGGCCTTCAGCGTCCGCAGTTCCGCGGAGCCCTGCTCGGCGGACCACTGCTCCTGCAGGGCGTCCCTCGAGAACATCTCGCCGCGCACGCCCGAGATCTCGCCCTCGCGGCCGCGGAAGAAGCTGTAGGCCTCATAGGCCCCGCCCAGCTTCTCGCGCAGCTTCTTGTCGCTCCAGCCCCGGCCGGCGATGTCCTGGACGCCGGCGACCAGGCCCCGGCGGCCGCCGAAGCCCTTCTCGGCGATGACCGCTGCCATGGACTCCACGTAGGAGGCTGCCTGCTTGTCGCTCTTGGTGGCGTCGCTGCTGACGGCCAGCGCGGCCATGAGCTCCGAGGTGCTGGCGCCCGCCGCTTTCCCCTGGACGGCGGCGCCGGCGACTATCTGGCCCATGGCCTCCCGACGGACTCCGCCGCGGCCGGCGGCGATGGTCAGGCGGTTCAAGATCCCGTAGGTGTCGCCGGCCTGGGCGCCCATCGAACCCTGGATCTTGGCGACGCTTTCGGCGAGCGCCGCCCGGTCGCCGGTAAGACTGGCGTAGAGCTGGCGCTTGCTTTGCTGGCCGGAGGTCTCCAGCGTGTACTGCAGCTTGGCGGCCTCGTCGGAGGTCATGCCCTGGTTGCGGCTGGACTCGACGTCGCGCAGCATGCGGGGAAGGGACCGCCCCGGACCGACCAGGGACACGAGGTCGGTCTTGCCGGCGGCGCTCCCCTTGACGCCTTCGAGCCCGCGCTGGCGCTCGGCCTCCATGTTCGCCCAGACCTTGCGGAGCATCTCCACGGCCGCAGCGACGCTCACCAGGCTCGCCGCCCAGCGCTGGAGCCCGCCTATGGCCTTGTCCATGGACGATTCGGCCTGCTTGCCGGCGCCGCTGCTGGCGCGGCCCATGGAATCGAAGCCGTGCTCGACCTTCTTCTGGGCGTCGACGACCTTCAGGAAGGCGTTGACCGCCGCCCCTTCCTCGGCCGAGAGCTTGAAGACTACGTCGCCCATGGCTTCTCCTCAGCGGCCGCCGGCCAGCCAGTAGAGGTCAACCGGCGTCGGGTAGTACGGACTCAGGAGCCCGTCCCGCCAGCGCCGGAACCGCTCCCAGCGGAGGCTCCTGGCCCGTTTTTTTTTGACGCGGCATCGTACTCCATCGCGCGGGCCAGCAGCGACGGGAAGTCCACAAAGGCCTCCAGCACCTTGACCGCGTTCTCGTCGGTGACGAGCCGGAGCAGAGATATCTCCGGCAGGGCCAGCCGGTAGTTGAGCCCGAGCGCCGCGGCGGCGACGGTCAGGCCCTCGGCGTCGCTCAGGGACTCCGGCGGCTCGGCCGCCTGGACCGGCAGGCGGTGCTGCGCGGCCGCCCAGGCCCAGACACGCTCGGCCTTCGCGGAGATCGCCGCGTAGCGCTCCAGGGGCTCCCGGACCACCTGGCCCTCGGGTCCGAGCACCAGGGCGTGCGGCAGGACGGAACCCGCGTCGAACGTCCGGGCCACCGGGACCAGCCAGTCCTGGCCGCCTTCCAGCCGGACCCAATGCCCGCCGATGCTCTGGGCGCGCATCAGGTCCTCGGGAAGGACGGGCTCCGCGAGCTCGCGACCGACCCAGTAGGCGCCGCCGGGAGCCGGCCTCCAGAGCTGCGCGTCGGGGGCGTAGCGGATTTCCGGCGAGCGGCCCCCGGGAACCTCCGGCTTGGGAGCAAGCACGCAGCCGCGGGCGCCGTCCGGGCCGCGCCGGACCTCGCCGAAGGGCGGGGGCGGCGCTGCAGGGCCCAGCGCGGCGCGCAGGCCCAGCCGGTCCAGATCCGAGGCCAGGACGCCGGGTTGGCCCGGCACGTAGTAGAGCAGCCCTGCCATCTCCGCGCCCTCAGCTGATCGCCGATGCCAGGTCGAAGTTGAGGATGGGGTTCGCCCCCTTGCGCGGCCTGATAACGATCTCGGCCGTTGCCGGCCCAGACTTCCCGGCGGCGCCGCGGCGAACGATGGCCGCGCCGGCGATGTTGATCTTGATGTGCGTGGCCGTCCCGTCGGCCACGGCGACTTGGTCGTTGAGACACCGGCGCAGGAAGATGTTCCCGGTGGTCAGTGCCGCGCCGCCCAGGTTGGCGCCCAGCGTGGAGAGCACCTTCATGTCCGTCGTGCGGATGGTGATCGACGGCTCGCGCATGTTGTCGAGGCAGCAGAAGCTGCAGTACGCCCCGTTGCCCCCGCGATAGGCGAGGATCTTCTGGCCGTAGTCGATCTCCACGCCCTCCAGTCCCTCGATGGCCGCGCCCACCAGGTTGACCGGGCCCAGCTTGAACATCTCAGAGGCGGTCGGCGTGCCGGTGACCGACGCGTTCGTGACCACGCTGAGTGGCGAGGCCGTGCCCGCCCCCGAGGGCACCGCGGCGAAGCGCGCCACGGCCTGGCTGGTCTTCGGCACCGAGATCCCCATCGGGACGACGATCCCCTGGGCCATCGTCACCTTGGTGTTGGCGCCGGCCGCGCCGCGGCCGGGCCCCGCATTCTCCAGGGCGGCGAAGTAGAAGTCGCAATGGTCGACGCCCCCGGCCATCTTGATGCCGTCGACGCCGATCTTGGCCAGCACCGTGGCCAGCTTGGAGCTGGAGAAGTTGATGCGGTGGATGGCCTCGAAGAGGGCGACGAAGTTGGGGTCGACCTGACCGCCGCCCTCCTCCAGCACGTGGGCCGCCGAGACATCGACCTCGACGTCCTGGGTCTGGTCGATGAAGATCTGGTTGGCCACGCCGGTGCCCTGGGCGTCGACCGCGTAGAGGGTGTAGAGTTGGTCAGACATCGGTCATGCTCCCTTCATTTCCCGGACCTCGGCGGTCCGGCATTCCTGGAGCCGCTTGGTCACGCGGCGGTCCAGCCGGCGGGCCAGCTCCATGGCTTCGTCCTGGACGATGATGGTCAGCTCGGCGGCCTTGTCCGGCTGCCGGAGGTCCTTGCGGTACTGGTAGAGGTAGCGGGGTCCATGCAGCACAACCCGGACGGTCCGGCCCTTGCTCCGGACGTCCTGCTGGCGCATGACCGCCGTGCGCAGATCCCCGCTCCAGACCAGGGGCAGGTTGTGGTGCTTGTACTTCTGCTTCGCGGCGACGTAGGACAGCCGCTCGCGACCCGGCCGATCACCGCGCGGGGGCCTGCGGGTGCTCCGCGGAGCGTAGCCGTACTTGCCGTAGGCGCTCATCAGGAAGTGGCCGGGGAGCATCTCGCCGTGCCACTCGCGCCCGGTCGTGTCCAGCTCCTGCGGCAGCACCCTGGAGAGCTCCCGCCGCGTGGCGTCGGGCGAGCCCCGATAGGTGATCCGGCCGGAGATCCGCGGCACGCCCACGGTCAGATTCCCCACTCGACGGTGAAGACGGCCTGGAAGTAGACACCCTCGGTCTGCTTGACCTTCTTGGCGCTTCGCGCCGGACCATCCGCGAGGGAGATGCGGTTGACGCAGAGATACGATCCGGAACCGGCCAGGGCGAGCATCTCGTCGACCACCTTGCCCACGCGGTTCATGAACCAATCCTGGGCCTGGTCGTGTTTGTCGTCGGCCTGCAGCTCCTGGGGGATCTCCGCCTCGACCATCCAAAGGATGTCGCCGGAGCCCTCGAAGTGGTTCCGGCTGCCGCCGGCCACCTTCAGGCGGTCCCACTTGGAGCCCTGGTCGACCAGGCTGAAGGGGCGCTTGTTGGCGATCTCCGAGCCAAGTCCCGGTACCGCTACCTTGTAGATGTGGTCCTTGGCCTCCGCCGGATCCGCAGCACCGCACCAGCCCTGCCAGGTGGCCGACTGGGCCTGGAGTTCGCGGAAGTACTCCGCAGGCAGGGCCAGAGATCCTTCCGGGGTCGTCGTGCCAGCAGTCGGCGTGCCGAAGGCCTCGGCGCTCGGCAGCGACCACAGGCCGCCGACCTTGGCCACAACGACCACCCCGTAGCTCGCGCCGTCGTTGACCAGGCCAGTAATGGCCAGGGCGCCCGTCCCGATGCGCTTGAAACTGTCGTTCGGTTCCGTGAAGGTCCCGGATCCCGTCCGCCAGAGCGGATAGAGGACATCGCCTGGTGCCGCGGCAGTAAGGTGCAGGACCAGCTGGCCGTCGCCCGGCGTAGGGTCGGCCGAGTGCGAGGGGCGGCCGGGAGGAGTGCCGCCGCCGGTCTGCAACTCGGCGATCGCCGCGTCCTTGAACCGCCAGGACGGCTGCGAGGCCTGGGCGCGCCAATGGTAGGCCATCAGACGGCCTCCACCATGGAATCGAGCTTGTCGGTGGTGGCCTTGATGCCGGACACGTTCGTGCCGACGGCACCGGCGGCGATCGCGGCGTTGCAGGCTGCGGCTATCGCGGCGATGGTCGCCGTGGCATCGCCCTCGTTGACCAGGAACTCCTCCACCTTGGCGGCGATCGCGGCGAGCAGAGCGGTGGCGTCGCCCTCGTCCAGGACCATCGCTTCGACCTTGGCGCCGATCGCAGCAAGCGCCGTGGCGTTGGGGGCGCTGACCAGGTCCATCTGAGAGCCGGCGGCCGCCGGGCTCGCCGGGAGGTTGTCGGTCTTGGCCTTGATGGCGTCGTCCACGACCTTGACCGCCGCCACATCCGCCGACACGCTCGCCCCCGCCGGGGCGCCCAGGCGCGTGTACATCTCGTCGACGGTCTGCCAGTGGATCTCGCGGCGGTCGACCGGGACGGTCTCGGCGACGGCGTCGGCGTCGGTGATGGCGGCGACAGCCTCCAGGATGTCCTTGTCGAACCAGGCGTCTGCGGCGATGGTCGCCGTCCACTTGTAGAGGCCGGTGGCCACCTTCGAGACGGTGACGCTGTCGGCGGTCGCCGTGCCGTTCTTGTAGAGCGTGACCGTCGGCGTGCTGCCGGCGTCGGCCTGCAGGCCGGTCGACTTGCGGAAGGTCTGGAAGAAGCCCCAGACGGCCTTGGTTGCGGCTGGCATGTCAGTTCGCTCCTGTCAGGGTCACGGCGCGCGAGAGTCGCGAGGTCGAAACACCGCCACCGCCACCGCCGTTGGGCGTGGCGCTAACAGTCCCGGAGGCCGGCCCGAAGAGCACGCCGTCGCGGGTGAACTTGGCGTACATGCCGCTGTAGGTCGTGCCCTTCACGAACCCTCCAATCCTCAGTGTGTTCGCCGGCTTGTCGTAGAGCGCGGCCTCGTAGACGGCGCGGGAGCACCGGCCGATCTCGACGTCGCTGGAGTTGTAGACGACCAGGAAGTCGCCGGCGGCGATGTCGCTGATGTTCGACACCGTGAAGTCAACCGCGTCGCCCGTGCCGGCGTCGGCCGCGGCGAAGGTGGCGGGGGTGGCCGACGCGAACGGCGTGGCCGCATATTCCCAGGTGTCCTGGTTGAGGTAGATGTACTCCTTGAAGTTCGGACCTGAGAAGGCCGTTGCACCAACCGGGACCGTCAACCCGTGCAGCCGCCATCTGAACCCGGCGATGGAATTGGTGAGTCCGCTCCATACGGCCCCACTAGAGCCGGTACACTGTAGGCGCAACCATACCAACGTCAGGTCGGAGTTGGTTGTTGTCTGAAACATGGCTTGGTTAGCGCCAACGTAGGGATTGATAGTAGCGTCGGAAATGGTGGCAGTCGTAAGGGTTGTCTTGTCAGAGGAGGCGCAGAACATCGGCCCGGATGCGGCAATGCCGTTGTGCATGAAAGTCAACGTGAAATAGGTACCCTGGACACTGCCGTAGCCGTTATATAGGGTCCATCGATAGCTGGCGTTGTTGCTATTGGTGGAGTTGGTGCATGTGATCGGGCTGGCCGCTGTGCCATTGAACGTCAGCCGACACGACTTGCTCGACGTGTCGGCCGAGGTCGGGTTCATATACCAGCCCTGCTGGCTTGTGGATGCGGCGCCTCTCCATGTAGCCGTTACTCCCGCATTGAGAACCTCGTAGCCATAGCGGTAGAGAGCGGCCTGGGCGCCGAAGGCTGGAGTGTTCATGGCGCTGCCCTGGACGGTATCTCCGAATCGAATCCCGGCCAGTTGGTGGTCGCCATTTCGTGTCAACGTGGCGCCCATGGTTATCGTGCATACATCCGAAGAGTGCACCGCAGCCCCCTTCGGGCCAGACGCTCCAAACAAATCAGCAGAGTTGGCATCCACGCGAGCGATATAGAATCCACCGTTTGAATCGTCTGCGACAGCGAATTGCAGGTCCGCAGCGGGCGCGTCAGTCCAAGCACCGGCAGCATACGTGGCGGCATTGCCTCCAGCGTATGTTCCCGCCGCATTCCCGCGGAACTGGATTCCACCGGTAGTCACCGTGCCGTCCAACCACCACACAATGTTATAGGCCGTGGCCCCGGCGAGAGCCGCTTGAATCCCGATCCAAGTGTACTTGTTCGACGACAACCACAGTTCAGCTACTGATATCCGGCCCGAAGCCAATAGGCTCCCGGACCCGATAGTGGACCCCTCGCGCAACTCGCAGACCAACTCGCCGCTGGGCGTCGAGGAGTCGTTATGATAGACCAAGGCCCCGATGGACCGGACATTGAACGCCCCCACGGTCGTAAAGCTCTGGCCAACCTTCGTCGTGGCTGTAACCTGATACGTACCGCTACCCGCGCCATAGTACACCTGTACCGCCCCGACATAGGCGTTATTTGGTGACCACCCACTGACCTTGGCGTGACCGCACTCCTTGTAGGGGTCGTTCTTGGCGACCTCCTCCACGGTCTTGAGTTGCGGCTGTCGGTCCTGGATCAGGACCTCGTAGCCGTCCTCCAGGTGCTGCTCGCAGATCTTCGGCACCGGAACCGGGCACAGCTCCAGGAAGGCGTCGGCCAGTTTCTTGGCGGTCAAGAGCTTGCCGTCGAGGCCGAGCACGGGTGCCCCATCGCGGAAGGCCTCGCCCCAGGGCATGACCGCCTTGACCGCGTTGAGGTCGGCAGCCGCCTGGAACTTCTTGAGGCTGGTCGAATCCTTGTGCTGGTCGATGTAGTAGCGCAGCGCCTGGAAGTCGTCGTAGGTCAGCGTTGCAACGCAATGGTTCTTGACCAGGTGCGCGTTGAGGCGGAACGGGCGATAGGCTTCCGCGTCGCGCTCCACGCCCTTGAACGCGCCCACCGTCCAGTTGCCAATGGCGTTGACGGGGATGCCCTCGGAGTCGATGTTCACGGCCTTCACGCCGTCCAGGGCCTCGGTGGTCTCGATCACATCCTCGTAGACATTGTGGCGACGCCAGAGGGCCTTCTCGACCGCCGGGGATACGGGCAGTCCGGGACGGTCCTTGTCCCACTCGCTGACGCGGTAGTAGTGCCCGCCGACGGGCTTCGGCTCTACCTCGCCGATCGGCTCGATGCCGATGCCGCCGCCGTCGATGAGCGTGCCGGGCATGGGTCAGTCCTCCCGGATCCGCCGGAGCCAGGCGCGGACGCCCCAGCCGATCATGGCCAGTCCGGCCAGGAGCATGAGCAGGCCGAGGATGGCGTGCATCAGCCCTTGCCTCCGCCGAAGAGCCGGTCGCCGAAGATGGCGAGGCCCGCGCCGATCGTGGCGCTCACCGCGGCCCAGTGCAGCCGCCAGCGCTCCAGCCGCCCGAGCCGGCGATGGTGCTCGGCGCAGCGGCGCCGGCGGGCCAGGTGGTCCTTGACCACGAACTCCCGGAAGAGCTTGTCCGAGGCCACGACCTTCTCGAGGAAGGCCTGGTCCTCCGGGGTCACGTCGTCCATCTCTTCGAGTGGCACGGGCGAGGCCTCAGATCTGCCCGGCCTGCGCCATCCGGCGCAGCTCGTCGTAGTCGGCCTTGGTGGCCAGCTCGTCGGCCTGCTGCTCGCGCAGGAGCAGCTCCTGCTTGAGCTGGGCCAGCGGCGGCTCCACCGCCCCGACGCCTTCCTTGGCGTAGGCCGCGCCGGGCGCGGATTCCTTCGGCGCCAGGCCGTCGAGCGTCCGCGAGAGGCTGCCGGCGATCTCCGTGGTGGTGGCCAGCTTGGTTTGGGCCCCGGCCAGCTGCCCCTTCAGGGCGCCGGCCACGGGCACCAGGAAACTCAGTTGCGGGACGAACGTGCCCAGGAGCTGCGCCAAAGTCAGGCCCGCGGGGATTGCGTAGGCGTACCAGGGGGCGCCGCCCTTCTGCATGTCCTGAATGGTCGCCCTGGTGCTATCGACCACGGCGAGCGCGTCGGCGAGTCTCTGTTGGGTAGCCGTCATATTGGCCATGATCTCGTCGGCGAGCTTCAGCCCGGAGGCGAGCGGCACCTTGCCGGCCTTGACGTCGGCCACCACGGCGGCCATGTCGCCGCGGTACTTCTCCAGCTCGGTCTTGAGCTGGAGCACCGTGGCCTGGCCGCGGTCGAGGTTCGACTGCAGCGTCACGATCTGCGCCTTGGTCTCGGGCGTCAGGCAGCCGATCTGGGCGATGGCCAGGACGGCCCCCAGGGCCAGGGCGAGGAAAGCGGCGGAGGTCTTCAGCTTGGCAACGGTCATGGCATCATCTCCTCAATCGGTAGTTCTCGTGACTCTTCTCGTCGGGGTTGGACCGGACCACGGTCAGCTCGTAGCACTCGCCGGGCAGCGGGAGCACGCGCTCCACCGTCCAGGCCTCGCCGGCGCGGGTCACCGTGCCGTTGACGGCCGGGGCGGCCGCGGTGAAGTAGCTCGCGCGCACCTGGACGGTGACGCGGTCCTGGATGACCAGGCCGTCGCGGCCGGGCTGTTCGGCCTGCTCCTCGGGAGTCCAGATGGCCTCGGCCACGTCCACGGCCGCGCCGCCCTCGGGGGCGGTGTAGGCCAGCGCCACCGACTGGCCGGTCGGCGCGCCGCCCAGCACGGACTGGAGCAGCTCGCGCCCGGTCGCCGCGAAGTGGCTGTCGAAGAGGCCGCTCATGGGAGCCTTTCACCGCAGAGGACGCAGAGTAACGCGGAGGGCAACAATGCGGCAGGGAGGGCGGGGTTTCCCCCGCCCTCCCGTCGCTGGTCGGGACTAGGCCTTGGTCAGGACCGTGGTGAGGACGTAGCCGCAGCTGGCCGCGCGGATGACCGGCTTGGCCTGCCGGCGCACGCGGATGACCCAGCAGCGCTTTTCCTCGCTCCAGTACTCCTCGACCCTCCACTCGTACTCCGAGCCGTCGCCGGCCCAGTGGAGGTTCATGCCCACGGTCAGGTTGTCGAGCCGCGGGGCCGGGGCGACGTAGCCCACGAACACCTTGTCGGTGTCCCAGATGCTCGCGAGGCTCCCGGTCTGGCCCTCCTTCGCGCTGTTGTAGCGCGCGGACGCGACCACGACCTCGTCGACGTCCAGGATGGACGCCGCCACCTGGCGGCTGATCTTCTTGGGGTCGCCCGAGCTGACCGAGCCGATGCGGTCCAGGACCTCGTCGCAGACCCGGAAGGCCTCCCAGGTCGCGTCGGCCATGATGACCTTGTTGGCCGGCATGCCACAGGCGTCGAGCACGGCGGCCTTGGCGACGTTGATGTCGCTGGTCGGCGTCGCGGTGGCCTTGGTGCCCCACTTGACGCCGGCGATGGCCGTGTCCGGGAACGTGGCGGTGCTCTGCATGAGGCCGGCCACCACGATCTCGTGCTCCTGGGTCACCTGGGCCAGGGCGATGTCGGCCGCCTCGCGCCGGGCGTTGAAGTAGCCCTCGAGCTGCTTCTCCTTGTTGGCGTCGATCGGCACCTCGAAGCCGCGCTCCTCGGTGTCGAAGGTCGTCTCGGTGACCTTGAACGACCCGCGGCGGTAGCCGCCGTCCGGCGCGCGCAGGGTCTCGATGCGCTTCAGGACCTCCTCGCGGGAGATCTTCTTGTAGCTGCCGCTGGCGGTCGGCACGTCGCAGCGCGGGAGGGCCAGGTCCGCGACGTACAGCTGCTTGACCTTGTTGACGTCCCACTCCCGGTAGACCGCATCGCGGACGTCCGGGCGGGTCACTGCGGAACTCACGTTGGGGCTGCCCATCTCAGTGTCTCCTTATCAGGTCGCTCTAGGCGACGCCTTTCTTGTCGCCCAGTCCGACTAGGACTTGGGCAGGACCTCCACGATGAGGTTGTCGAGCTGGACCTCGTTGTCCGCGTGGGCCGCGCTCCAGGTGGCCTTCACGGTGATGGGCACGTCGCCGGAGAGGTCCTCGGCCGCGTCGGCCTTGGCGAAGGGCTTGGCGGTGACGGTGCCCGGCACGCCGAGCGCCACCAGGCCGCAGCCCGCCACGTGGCCGCCCGCGCCGGCGATCCTGACCACCACGTCGGCGTCGATGAGGAAGATGTCCCCGTCGGCCACGTCGACCGCGCCGGTGGAGACGATCTCCTCGGTGCCGACGTAGAGCTTCACGGTCAGCGTGTCGGCGGCGTTGTTGTCGTTGACCAGGCCCTGCGCCCGGATCCGGATCACGTCGCCGGCCGAGAGGTCGGCGCCCACCAGGGTCTTCGAGGCCGCGAAGGCCGTCTCGACCACGGTGTTCTCGACCTCGGCGGTCGAGGCCGTGTTGGAGTACTTCAGGTCCACCTTCTCGATGTTGGGGAGGACCTCGATGATGTCCCCGTCGGCGGTGGCCGCCTCGAAGGACTGGCCCACGCGCACGCCGCTCTTGGTGGCGCTGACCTTGCCGTCGGCGGCCGAGTAGACGTCGGAGCGCGCGGCGATGACGCCGGCGGCGGTCACCCGGATGGTCCCGGGCTTGTTCTGGAGGAGCGCGCCGGCGACCGGGAAGCCGCTGGCGACGTAGTCCTCGGTCACCGCGAGCGGGGTCTCCCCGGCGTCGCAGTAGACGAACTCGTTGCTGGTGTCGTGACGCACCAGGCGGAAGGCCTCCAGGTTCTCGGCCGCCTCGCGGCTCAGGAAGGGGGTGTCGATCTGCTGGGTCATGGCGTCAACCTTTCATTCTCGTTTCGTTCAGGCCGGGAACTCCCGTCCCGGGCCCCAAGGGTTCGACCGGCTACTTCTTCCCGGCGTCGCCCTCCTTCCCGGCCTCGGCCGGCTTGGCCGCGGCCGCCGCGGCCGGGGCGCTCGCCTGGGCGCCGGCGTTGACCGCCGCCAGGTAGGCCGCCGAGACCTCGGGGAACTTGTTGGCGATGGTCTCCTCGGGCCGGACGTCGCCGGCCTTCAAGAGCTCCTCGCGCTTGGCGTTGTAGGCCGCCACCGCGCCCGCGGCCTCGGCCGACGCCGGCTTCTGCTCGAGGGGCTTGTGCCCCACCTGGGAGGCCAGCGCCTTCAGGTCCGCGATCTCCTTGTCCTTGGCGGCCAGCTCCTCCTTGTGCTTGGCCTCGGCCGCGGCCGAGTCGCCCTGGGCCTTGGCCAGCTGACCCTCCAGGTCCTTGATCCGGGCCTGGGCGTCCTTGAGCTGCTCGGGGGCCTTGGCCGCGAGCTCGCCCTTGGCCTGCTCGGGCGAGAGCCCGCGCTTCCAGGCATCCCGCGCGAACGCCAGGTCCGCCGGGAACGCCGCTTCCATGGCCTCGAGCTGCTTGGCAGCCTCGATGGCCACGGGGGCCTCGCCCGCCGAGCTCTGACTGCCCGGCGCCGGCGAGGCCGCGGCGGTGCCGCTCCTCTGTCCACTCATGCTTCCGTCTCTCTTCGTCCCTGCCGGCCGAGCCGCGGCCAGCGCCGATTCGTAGTTGGCGACTCCGTCGATGAGCTTGGCCCGGAGCGCGTCCGCGGCCAGCCAGGTCCTGCCCGTGGCCAGGGAGGCCACTTCTGTGGCGGCCATCCCGCGTCCGGCGGCGATCGCGCCGACGAACTGCTCGGCCAGCTTGTTGACCATCTCCTGCTCGACTGCGATCTGCTCTTCGGTCAGCGGCACGCCCGGCACGCCCGCGCCCTTGTGCGGCCCGGAGGCAATCAGGTGGACCTTGAAGCCCTCGGCCTCGGCGGCCTTGGAGCTGTCCACCATGACCATGTAGACCCCGATGGAGCCGACCTCGGCGGTCTGGTTGGCCGTCACGCGGCTGGCCTGGCTGGCCAGCCAGTAGGCCGCGGAGGCGCCGAGGTCCGAGATGTGCGCGGCCACAGGCTTGACCGCCCGGGCGGCGCGGATGGCATCGGCCAGCTCCTGGACGCCGCTCACCGACCCGCCGGGGGAGTCGATCTCGAAGAGGATGCTGTCGACCGCCTTGTCGGCCAGGGCCGCGGCCAGGGCCGCCTGGACGTCCTGCACGCCGGTCGCGTGGATCCCGAAGTAATCGTAGATCCACGGGACGCTCTTCTGGATGACGCCAGAGAGGGGGAACACCGCCACGCCATTCTCGACCGCGTAGGAGTAGGGCGGGGGATCCTCCATCATGTCCTCGAGCTTCTTGAAGCCCTTCCGGGCGCGGGTGGACGCGGCCTGGGAGGCTGCCGCGGCCGCGGCCTCGCCGGAGATCTCCGCGGCGGCCAGCCGCGCGCAGAGCTGCTCCAGGCGCGAAGGCTCCATCGCCCAGACCTTGGGGAAGTCCGCTGGCAGCCCGACCTTGCGGCTGATCCCGACCATGCCCAGCATCCTCTGCATGAGACTCATCAGTTGCCTCCGTTGGCCGGCTTGCCGCCGGCGTCCTTGTTCCCGTCGTCCAGGCTCCGCGTCTGGCTGAGCGCCGAGCCGATCTGCCAGCGGCTGACCTCGCGCCAGTCCACCTTGGCCTCCGGATAGCGGGTGTTGAGCTCGGCCGCCTTCTTGATGGCTAGCTCGATCACGCTGCCGTTGTCCTCGATGCTCTCGCGGGCGACGTCGTCGAAGTCGACGCCGCGTTCAGCGCAGACGCTGCGCGGTGAGTCGAGGCGCTCGCCGATGACCAGGGCGTCGGCCTGGGCGTCCTGCAGCGGCTGGATGTACTTCCAGCGCGGCGGCCGCACCCGATGGTTCAGGAGCGTACCGGCCTTGTACCGCTTCATGGCCGCGGCGCCGAGGCTCGGCAGCTCGCGCATGGCGCGCCACTGCCAGACGGGGCTCACGAACTGCTCGATGTGGTCGCGCTGGATCCGGCGCCAGCTCTGGCGGACCACGTCCATCGCCCCGCGGAAGCCGCTGAAGTTGGTCTCGGAGGCGTCGAGCATCAGGGCGACGTAAGGCATGTTGAGGGCGCCGCCCAGCTTCCGGAGCTGGTACTTGACGT